TAATCAACTTTAAGTGTAAAAATAAAACACTTTAGATAGTGTGTAGTTATTAAGTTATAAAATTAATTGAAAATGAATCAAAACAAAGTTTTAAACAAAGTGAGAGTTCTTTTAGGACTAGAAGTAGAGTTAGAGTCTATGAAATTAGAAGATGGTGTAACCGTAATCGATGCAGAAGCATTTGAAGCGGGAGAATCTGTATTCGTAATGACAGAAGATGAGCAAAAAATACCTTTACCTGTAGGAGATTATAACCTAGAAGATGGTAGAATCCTTTGCGTTAAAGAAGAAGGTCTTATTTACGAGATGAAAGACGGTAAAGAAGAAGAAAAAGAAGAGGAAGTAGCACCCGAAGTAGAGGAAGAAGTAGAAGCGGAAGCCGAAGCACCTATATCTGAGGAAGCAAAACCTATTAAAAAGACGGTTGAATCAGTAGTTAAAGAAACATTTTTCTCTGAAATCGAAGCGTTGGTTAACGAAAATAAAGAATTAAAATCTCAACTAGAAGAACTATCTAGAACCGAAGAAGTAAAAGAAGAAGAAGCGGTAGAAGAAGTAAAAGAAGAGATTAAAGAAGAAGAAGCTAAAGAAGAGGTTGAATTGTCTTCTGAAGAAGCGGGTGCAGAGCCATTGGCGCACAATCCCGAAGCATCAGAAAAAAGAGACATGTTCAAATATGCTTCTAAAGCTAAAAATAATAGATTAAATAGCATTTTTGCTAAAATGAATAAGTAATAATAACCATAAAAAAAAATTAAAATGGCTACAACAACTTCAATTACTACAACTTACGCAGGTGAAAACTCGGGTAAAATTGTAGCAGTCGCTTTATTAAGCGCAAATACTATCGAAAAAGGTGGTATCACAGTAATGCCGAACGTTAAGTTCCGTGAGACTGTAAAAAGATTAGACGTAGGTTCTGTACTAGCAGACGGGTCTTGTGATTTTACTGCAACGTCAACTATTTCTTTGACAGAACGGTCGATTGAGCCCAAATCGTTACAAGTAAATTTACAATTGTGTAAGGACTCGTTTAGAAGTGATTGGGATGCAATTTCTATGGGATACTCTGCATTTGATGAGTTACCAAAAACTTTCGCAGACTTTTTAATCGGTCACGTTTCTGAAAAAGTTGCTCTTAAGAATGAGCAAAACATTTGGATAGGAGACAAAGGAAACTCGGGTGAGTTTGATGGCTTGACTACTTTGTTAGCAGTCGATGCTGACCTTCCATCTGCAAACGAAATCACAGGTACTTCTGCAATTTCTGACCCTGCAACGGGTGTTGCGGAATTAGGTAAAATTGTTGATGCTATTCCTTCTGCGCTTTACGGAAGAGAAGACCTTAACATCTACGTTTCTCAAGCAGTTTACAAAGCGTACGTTCGTGCGATGAACACTCTTGGATATGTTGACAAATTCAACAACCAAGGACATGATGCAATGGTATTTGACGGAATTAAGTTATTCGTTGCTAACGGTCTTAGCGGTAATGTTGCTATCTGTACTACGGTTGATAACATTTTCTTCGGTTGTGGTCTACAGAATGACTCTAACGTAGTTAAAGTTATTGATATGGCAGATATCGATGGTTCTGAGAACGTTCGTATCATCATGAGAATGACAGGTGCGGTTCAGTACTATAACGTTGAGGAAATCGTAACATACGGAATTACTAACTCTGCTAACTAAGAGTTGATTAATTGATTAACGAAAGGGGTAGGTAATTGCCTACCCTTTTTTATTATAAACAAACTTAAAAAAAAAAATATGAGTTGTAATATAACAGTCGGCAGAGGTCTTTCTTGTAAAGATTCTGTAAGCGGACTTAAAGCAATCTACATCGTTAATTACGATGACCTAGATTACGAAAACGTAGCATTTGATGCGACCAACACGGACGAAGTTGAAACGTGGACTCCTGCGACACAACTAAGTATGTACAAGTACGAACTTAAGGGTGCTAATGGGTTCGAAACGAATATCGAAAGTTCGAGAGAGACAGGTACGACGGTTTTTAACGGTGCGTTAAGTCTTCAATTAAAGAAGCAGGACGTAGCTACTCACAAGACAATCAAGCTTTTAGCTTATGGTCGTCCTAGAATAGTTATTCGTACTATGACAAATCAGTTCTTCCTAATGGGATTAGAGCAAGGTGCAGATTTAAATGGTGGTACCGTATCTACGGGCCAAGCCATGACAGACTTCAATGGTTATTCTTTAAACTTTGAGTCTAGTGAAACTATTCCTTCACCATTTATTAAGTGTTCGACTGAAGCAGAATTGAAAGTAGTTTTCAATACGGTAGCAGACGGAAGCGGAGACGATGCGGTTATCGTTGC